AAGTTCTCTGTCATCAGCATATGCTTGTAGTCTTTGCAACCTACCAGCTGCTGGGTTCCATTGAGCAATACCAAATGATGCTTCTCCTGGTACCTGTGATGTTATGCCTGGATCCATACCTGATTCTACAATAAAGTTACCGCATATTGCTGCGGCTTGTATCTTTGAGTATCCATTACCTACAAGAAAATTAAATGCTTTTTCTGTATTACTGTTTCCAATAAATGTCTGCGTTATCCCATCTACTCCGCCAGGTGGTATATCTCTTGAATCTCTTTTATTCGGTATCTCAGATGCGCCAAGAGCAGGTGCATCGAAAGCATCATCCGGAGGATAGATTTCATCTGGTCTTACTTCTATACGTGGTATAGATCCCATTATTACGGGTAATTGAGATAGTTGGCCGTCCATAAAGAATCCAAATACCATAGCACCTGGTTTTAAATTAGGACTTCGGCCTAATCCACTCACGCCATCTTCTGTTGTTGGTATAAGACATGATGCCCATGGCAACGCAGACTCAGGTACTGCATCAACATCATCGTTATGCACACCATATATTCTGACTCTACATCTACCTACGTGCAATGGATCAGCATTGCTTTCTACAATACCAATAAACCACCGTAGCGTATCTCCGTAAAACTCTCTCATATATTAGTATATCCTGTAGGTCCGACAGCTAATGTTTTATCTGTACTATTAGTTAATTTACTACATGTCATTGCTTGGCTGTATTTATTTTCAGAAAACTTATGCTTTACTTCTAATACAACAAATGGACCACTCGTAACTTTATCTAAATCATTACCTCCTCGTGGTAAGTTAATCATTATTTGTTCGCCGACAAATACTGTGTCTTCATGAAAATTTAATACGCCTGGTAATACTATGTTTATTTTCTTTTTATCAAGTGCTTTATGTAATGAACTAGATTTCATTTTATTCATATGCATTTCTAAATCTCGTTCATCATGATAGCCTAACTCATCAATTGTAGTGTGATTAGCTATCCTGTATATAACATTTGGATTATATTGATCTAAAGTTTTTTCTCTTATTTTTAAGTCTTTATTGTATATAGAATCATCTTCTGCGTCTACTACTTCTGTAATATTAAATCTATTATTTTTATTACGCCTATTAGTACTAATGTTCAATACATTATATTGATTTTGTACTGCACCTTTCATTAACATTTCAACTGTATCATTAGTTCCCATATCTTGCATAAACTCTATATTAGTAAGCTGCTTTTTTCTATCCGGATTATAGTTTTGTGCATTACTAAATGTAAAAGGTATTCTATTAATAGGATCAGTTTCTATCATATCAGATAGACATTTCATCCTAATGCTATCTTCTTTAAGTGTAGCATATACAAAGAATGGGTATCCATTTCTATCTGATGTTCTCTTACGAATAGTTTCTATTACAGCTAACGGAGATATAAACGGAGATATGTAAGTGAATGCAGACTGTGCAGAAGGTTTGCCAATTAAATCTAGTTCTTTATCAAACTCTGATGATAATACGCTTTGAATAATTTGACTTGGTGTACCTTGATAAGCATTGGATACTTTCTTTAGAACATCTAAGAAGAATATTTCTTCTGCGATATAAAAATTGTATGCATAACCAGATTCATCCATTTTAGTTTTTCCGATTGTACGTGTAATAATAAAATTCTTCTCAAATGTATAATCGTATTCTGATGCAACTATAGAAAGCTTTAGGCGTTCAGTACCATTCAGTCTTAATTCTTCAAATGCAAATTGTGTATCTACACAAACCATATTGCCTGTAATATACGGAATATTTACTGATTCGTATAATGTTAATTCCATTATAGTCTGACTTATATCAAGTTCAATATCCTTTTCAGGTATACTTAATATAACATTCTGAAATTGGTATTCACTTTCTGCGGAAACTTGTGACATATTATCTCAATGCTTTGTTAAATTCTGAATATATTTGTCCTATAACATCAGGTTTAATTATTTTAATTCTTTTACGCTTCTCATTCTCTGCTATAAATCGTTCAGAGAAAGTTACTGGTGTGACGCCACTTGGTTCATTAAGTGGATCTATATCTACATACCGACCAGTTGCATCTTCATAATGATGAATAGCATCATACTGTCGTCCTGTTCTTTGTATTTGTATAGTATCAGGATTAAAGAAACCAAAACCAGCTTCTACAATTTCTGATTTTACAAACTCTCTTTCATTTTCTACATCTACAATTATTTGTCCTAAATCAGGTTGTGTGAGTATTATATTTCCAAATGCTCCACTTGTTTTTCCAGTTGCTCGAATACCGACTTTAAAATCACTCTTAAACCAATTTGCATATGTTCGAATATATTGATGTGGATAATACTTGCCCATCTGCTCAAATACTTCTTGAGCAGTCAAAGGCCATCCTTCTTCTTTAATTTTATCATTAACGTAATAGAATAACCAGTAGTATCTTATATCGCCGTACATACGATAAGAAAGAATGTCTGGCCTATCGCCATCTAATATTGTATAATCTGAATATATTGTAATATCATCTTTTACTTGGTCTATTATATCTACGTATGTTCCAAGATTCTGTGTAACAACAGGATCTAATTCATTACCGAATCGATATAATACTTTTGGATAGTTTTTAAAATGTGGCATTATTCAAGATCCTTCATTATATCATCAGGTGCTAGTGCAGATGTTTTATTTAAATATTCTCTTTCTAACAATATGTCATGTTTATTGAGTGGCCTATATTCAATAAACTTTAAAGACATGGTAGCATCATGATACTTACCATTTTCATAAAATGACATTGCAGTTGTATTATATGTTACATCAACAGCTTGTAAATACGCTGGTAAAAATCTTGTTATTATAGGTATGATATCTCCGTCTTCAGAAGTATAGTTTGCTTCAATAGTCATTAGGTTAGGAAATCTATAAGCCATAGAAACTCCACCTGCTCCTAATTCTACCGGTAATTGTTCCATTCTAAAGAAATCTATTATGTTTTCTATTACTATAGATTCTTCTTCACTCGTAGGAATCATTTGAAATGTAAAAGACCATTCTCTGATATTGACCTGTTTAAATATAGATCTTGTATTAGGACTTACTTGAATACGTGTAGCATTAGTTACACCAAGTCCGGCCGATGTATTGAGTTTACTGACTAATCGATTAGCAAGTAATGATCCAAACTCACCACTTACGTTACCAGTCATCATATCACCTATACCGCTTAAACCACCAGCGACTGCAGAAGAAGCGATACTTGCTAAACTGCCAGATCCACCGGCAATTGCTGCAGATACTGCGCCACCTACAGGACCTAGATTTTCTGGTCCGACAGATACATTTTCCATTTGTTGAACGTTCATAGGAAGATATAGTGATACGTGCCTACCTTCTAAATCACCAAAAAAGTCTGTATTCTTACCATTTCTTATAATAGGTTCTAAGCCACGAACAGGACTTGTGCTACCGGCATTTGGTCCATCTGGTGATAAATCAGGAGTTAACTCATCGGTATCTTTCTTCAAGCCGACAAAGTCTTTAGCATAGTCTGTTATTTTATCACCTACATTACTTAATATTTCAGTTAAATCTGTATCACCTAGAAAACTACTTACTGTAGCACCATTTACTTTCATTGGTCTAAAATGTAATGAAGCTCTATAGTTAGTATCATTAAGCATTCCTAGGGTAACGTTTGGAGGGAATTCATACCAGTAGTCTGCTCCCTCTGTGATCCTTCTTTTCTGCATTATCTTACCTATAAATAAACATTTACACTATTTATAACAATTTTTATGGCATACTCTGGAAAATTCAAACCTAAAAATCCTAAAAAGTATAAAGGCGACTTTACTAACATTGTATTTAGATCGATGTGGGAAAAGTATTGTTTTAAATGGTGTGATGAGAATGCAGATGTAAAGTCATGGTCTAGTGAAGAGACCGTCATACCGTACTTATACGAAGTAGATAAGAAGTATCATAGGTACTTCATGGACCTCAAGATTACATTTAAATCTGGTCAGACAATTCTAGTAGAGATTAAACCATCAAATCAGACCGTTCCTCCCGTGTACCCGGGTAAGAAGACAAAGAGATATATTAACGAAGGTCTGACATATGTAAAGAATCAGAATAAATGGAAAGCAGCACAACGATATGCAAAAGATCGTGGTTATAGTTTTCAGATATGGACAGAACATACTCTTGAAAAGATGGGCATCATGCCAAAGTCTAGTAAACCACTTAAACCTTATACACGCAAAAAACGCGTATAAATAGATGCATGGCAAGAAGTAATTTATTTTCAGATTTAGAGATTGCAGCATTCCGTGCAGGTATAACACCACGGACTAAAGAATCAATTGCATGGTTTCGTCAGAAGGCTGCGCAATTAGGTACGGTTACTGGCGGTTCTATCTTTAGAGATGAACAAGTAAAGATGCGAGCTTCTCTGAGAAATCCAGTGGGTAACATGTATATGTTCTATTATAATGCAAAATATAGAAATACATTGCCATACTTTGATGCGTTTCCACTTGTTGTAATAACATCGCTTGCCGAAGGTGGTTTCTATGGTTTAAACTTACATTATCTACCACCTGTTATGAGAGCTAAAGCACTCAATGGATTATTGGGTAGTGACGGTTTACCAGCAAAATATTATAAACCTACTATACATAGATACTTAACATCACAAGTGCGTAGTAAGTTTGCATTAATTGATAAACCAGAATGGGAAATAGCCACGTTTTTACCAGCAGCACAATGGAGAGGCGCAGGTGTTGGTAAAGTATATCAAGATTCAAGGAGCAAAGTAAGAAATGGCTAGTATAAATGAAATTAAAGCATTAGCATCACGTAAGGGTGGTTTTGCACAGTCAAGTCAGTTTTTAGTTAAACTTCCTGATGTTGGTTTCTATAATACAAGAGATTTAAATATACTTTGTAAATCTGTTATCCTACCGGGTAGACAGATATTAACAAGTGATAGAACAATAGGTGTAAAGCAAACTAAAGTTGCATATGGATTTGCAGCAGGTCCTGTAAGTATGACATTTCACGTCTTAAATGATTATGGCTTGAAAGAATATTTTGAACTATGGCAAAATAGAGTAATTAATAATGGTAATTTTGCACCAGCATATAAAAATACATATGCTAAAAATATACAAATTCTACAATTAAAGAAAGGCGTAGGATTTGATACAGATTTACAACTAGGGCCTTTTAGACTTGACATAGATTTATTCAAAAGTGCTAATGTTGTATATGAATGTACACTTTTAAATGCATTCCCGACTTCAATGGTTGATATAGCTTTATCGAATGAGGGAGGATTAGTTGAATTAACAATTGAATTTGAATACGATAATTGGAAGAGTGCTAGGTTCTATAACGATGCTAGTACAAGAAACTTAAGACTATTAGGAACACTAATAAATACAGTTAATAATATTGTAAATTAATGAGGTTATATTATGGCACTGCCAAAACTGAATGATACGCCTAAGTATAGCGTAGATATACCATCAATGAAGAAAACGGTTAAGTTCAGACCGTTCTTAGTGAAAGAAGAAAAAGTTTTATTATTGGCAATGGAATCTGATGAAGAAGATCAGGTACTCGGAGCAATAATGGATACTATTGAATCATGTATTATGGACGATATCAATATCACTCAACTAACTACATATGATATTGAATACTTGTTTACAAAGATTCGTGGTAAATCAGTAGGTGAAACAACACGAGTTAAACTTAAATGTGAGACATGTGAAACAGAAAACGAGGTTGTTATACCGCTTGATGACATTAAAGTAGTTGGAGATGATGTAGACCCATTAATCGAACTACAACCTGGCATGCAACTTGAAATGAGGCATCCGTCATACTACGAATTAAAAAATGACGAACATATTCAATCAGGTGAAACAGCTGCGGCTACATTCGCAATGATTAGACATTGTCTAAAGAGTATAAAAACTGAAGATAGTCTCATAAACCTAAAAGATGAGTCTGTCAAAGAAGTAGACGAATTTATAGAAAGTATGAATACCGAACAATTTGAAAAGGTCAGAGAGTTTGTAGAAACTATCCCGGCCATGAAACATGATGTAGAATTTGATTGCTCATGTGGGCATCATAATAAAATAGAATTGAAAGGAATGCAATCTTTTTTCTAGTGTGTCTATCTCACACGAGCCTGTTAGATTACTACAACACGGTATTTCAACTAATGCAACATCATAAGTATTCGTTGAGTGAGATAGACGGAATGATACCATGGGAAAAAGATGTCTATATTAGTATGTTAGCTGAACATATAAGAGAACAAAAAGAAGAAATGGCAAGGCAACAACATGGTTAAAACATCACCATCGTCTGGGGGACCAGGCACAGCAAATTTAAAAGATGTAGTAGACGCATTAAAGACTACTAATCTACTCATAGCTCACCAAGGTTCAGCTCTTAATAATTTTATTAAGGAGCAAGCTAAAACTGCATCATTAGCTAAAAAAGATAATTTAGAAAAAAATAGAGAAGGAAAGGGCATCGGCCGTAGAGTTATGGGTGCAGGCCGAATGGGTATTAGAGGTGTAGGTGAAGTTAGTGGTATAAATCCTGCAGCCAGAGGGTTACGTATGCTGTTAGCGCCTATAATGTCTGGTATCGGTGTTCTATTAAAACCATTAAAGTTTCTAGGTAGACTATTAATGAAAGGTGGTCCTATAGGATTGCTAATAGGTGGTCTATTTGTTTTATTCAAAGATATAGCAGAGAATCCTACATTCAACAAAACTATAGAATCAATTAAGACAACTTGGAATGAAAAAATTACACCACTCTTCAGTAGTATAAAAGAATCTATAGATGCAATAATGGGTAATGAAGACGTTAAGGCTACATTTACATCTATTAGTGATTGGTTTACTAATTTTAAAACACAGATTCAAGACTGGGTTTTAGGCAACCTTGAAATAATTACAGATACTATTGCAGGTGTATTAGAAGGTGTAGATCTATTACTAAAAGGTGATTGGAAAGCAGGTATATCAAAAATAGGTTCTACACTATTTAACGGTATTAAAAATTTCTTCGATAATGCTATGACTAATCTCTTAGAATTATTCGGCGTAGATTTTGGAGAGGGAGGATCTTTCCTAGGCAGTGTAGGAGATATTATAGATTCATTGCTTATTAATATGATAACTAAATGGAGAGAATTTAAACAAGGTGTTAAAGACACCTGGGCAGCTCTAGTTAATTTCTTTACAGGTGATGATGGTTATGTAAAGACTACTATTGCTAATATAAAAGAATCTATATCAAATGCATGGAACACCTTTACTACATGGGTATCAGATACATGGACTGGTATGACTACTGGTGTTAAGAATAAAGTTTCAGAGTTATTAGAACCACTGACTGTAACTCTGCCTAATAAGATAGGTGAAATAAAAGACGGCTTAATTGATACATGGAATAATATAAAATCTAAAATTATGGAAGCTTTAACAAAAGTAGCTTTATGGTTTATGTTTAAGCCAAAAGAATTAGGTCTATTGTTAGAAGAAAAATGGATTGAAACTAAAGGCAAGTTTATGGAAAAGCTTGCAAGCTTTGCTGGAGCGATTGCAACGATACCAGCACAATTAAAGCTAGGTCTATTAGAATCACTTAAGGAATCAAAACTTGGACGTTTTATTTCTGAAGATAGATTATCAGCAGCTAGAGCAGAAGTCAATTCAGGCCAAGCTTTTGCAGATTCTTTATTACAAAGTACTCAGTCTAAAACACAAGAAGAATTAGCAAGAATACAAAGAGAAAGAGAAGCGCTAAACGCTCAAAAAAGACAAATGGAGAAAGCTGCTCAGGTTCTAATCAACCAGAATAATGCTGGTGGTACAACCGTTAATACAACTAATTTAAATCCTAATGGTGGCTCGGTAGCCGACCCATACGCATCAAGCTATATGGGTCGACCAATGTCCGGTCCTTAGTCAGCGTTTGCTAACCGAGCGAAGTAGCTCATAGTATCTTCTTCGCTTTCTTCCGATACTTGCTCAGCAGTTACCGGTTCTTGTGGGATGTGAGGATTCACAGCCGCTGCTGGTTCTTTAGGTGGCGCAACCTCATCTAGTGATACGGCTGCGGCAACTGTTTGTGGTGCAGTCATTCCAAGAATAGTATTCAACTTAGTCTTTAGTTCATCATATGATTTATAATTCTTTGGATCTGTCCACTCAGATAGATCATGCATCTGATTATAGATTGTTTCTAAAGCTGCATCATCATCTGCTATTGCACTTTTCGATGCAAATTCAGATTTATCATAGTTACGATACCCTTCAACCTGACGAATCTTCAGTTTAAAGTTAGCACCTTCCCACATGTCGAACGGATTCACCGGTTCTTCATCTTGGAATTGTGGTTGCATCATATCCATAATCTTATCGAAGATCTTCTTACCATACTGATACATGAACACCTTGCCTTCGTTGGCAGGATTACCTGGATCAGATACAACAAGAATGTTTGAGACATAATGAAGTCGACGCTTTTGTGTACGTGCTTTATCTTTGTCTGCTTCGATACCAGAATTCCATAGTAGAGAGTTCATCTCACCGACCGGATCATTCAATCCAATAGATGTTAGTGACTTCTCAATATACCATTGACCTTGTGGACCTTTAAAACCATGATCCCAATATCGGGCCCATGGAACATCTTGTCCTTCTCCGGCTGGTAGAAAACGAATGACTGCATAACCATTACCGGCTTTATCAACCGTTGGCTTCCACATTCTTTCGTCTACATAGGATTTCTTTTCTGTATTACCGCCACCGACTGCTTCGGCTGCTTGTAATAAATTTGATATTTGATCGCGATTGCGTTTTAAGTTTGCAAAACTCATATGTTACCTCGTATTGCTGAAATGTTACTGAAATATTATACACTGGATAATTCATAATGTACATGTATATTTATTCAAAAAAACTATCATCCAGTGAATTTGTTTTAGGCAATAAATTAAGAGACATTGCCTCAGCCTCAAGCTTGTCCTTTATAATAGGACTCACAAACTTTCGAACATCTTCTGGTTCGATGTTGTTCTTTTCACAGATGTCGAGGATAGC